AAAAGATACTAAATGAATTTGAAAATGCCAATAAAGAAGAATTTCCAAATAGAGAAATTGATAGATTTGGACCAGAGGAAGATTATTTAGAAGAAGAATCACCAGACTTAACTTGGGCAGGAACCTCTGGTTATAGTGTATAAATTAACGCTTGACAAATATAACAAATAATGATATGCTAAAGAAAATTAAAGGAGAGAAATAATTATATGGGTATATATTCAATAAAAGAAAATCTATATGCTGAATTTGCACAGCAGAAAACCAAACCAAAGAAAGTTAAATGGTTAAAAGAATTGTTAGAATTTAGAAAGAATAATCCTCAAGAATTTAGAGGCAACAAACTATCAGTCAAGAATATAGAAAACTTGATCGAGGCTTGGTCTCAAAAGAACCCTCAAAAGTATATTAAAGATAAATTAGGCATCACGGCTAGAGAAGAAAGAGAAAGACTTGCTGAAATGGCTAAAAGAGATCCAAAGGACGATGAGTAGTATTATTACATCAGTTTTACTTGCTGCAATTTTTATTGCCTTTATTGTGTGGTATTCGCCATACGGTAGTCAACACGAACCCATAGATTGGATACTATGGATATATCAGAATTTAAGATGGGATCTATAATATACACATATCAAAGATCAAAGAGAAAACCTATTCCTCTTACTGAAGAGCGAATTCAAACTCTTAGAGATCACGAAAAGTTTTTGAAAAGACACCGTGTTGGTGAATCACAACCTATTCATACAGAACCTATGAAAGTCGTTAAGAAAGAATATAGAGAAGAGGTAGAAACACCTACTAAAATTAAAGGCAAAATTGCTGGCACTAAACCTGCAGTTAATTGGCGTCTAGAGGAAAGTAAAAATTTTACAGTTGCACCTGCATATAATAAAGGTGCCTATCAAGTTATTACTAAATCAAATGTGAAGGATATAGGAAGATGAACTTAAATAGATTTTATTTTACTATGACACTTATATTGGTTACTGTATTGTTAACCAATTATGCTAGTGCCATTCAACAATTAGATAATGAAGGCCCTATATATGGTGAGTGTAAATATTATACCGAGACTGTTCTTGAGAATGGTGTTGAAGTTTCTAAAAAAGAAACTAGAGTCTGTGATGAAACTAGAGAGATTGGTGAAAATCCAGATGATGTAGAAACTTGGACTATGCAAGATGAACAGAAAATGCAAATGTTTGAGACTGGTTTAATACTGTTCTTTTTATTTGCATTAGAAAATATGTAATTTAACAGGAGGTAAACAAATGGTTAAATTTATAACAGGATTTATTTTAGGTGCAATATTATTGTATTGTTATCCTGAAATAGGTGATGAATCAATCAATATCATTAAGGAGGTATTAAATGGATTCTAAATCAAAACTCGTAATAGGTGCTACAGCATTGTCATTATTCTTGGCTGCTTGTAGTAGTACACATACGATTAAACAAGAGGCCACTTTCGAGTCAGATGGTGTTGTTAAACAGGTGCTTAATGAAGTGCCACAATGGTATATTGACGCTGAAGTAAAGAAAGGTCTCATAACTAACAGAGATGCTGACCAGTTTATATATGGTGTTGGTACTTCAGTTAGTCCTGACTTACAGTTGGCAATTAATAAGGCGACAATGGTTGCAAAAGCAGACCTTGCTGACCAGATCAACGGTGAGTTAAATGCTAGATCAGAACAGTTTATAACAGAACTGGGACAAGAAGGCAATAAACAAGTTGCTTCAAGAGTTGAAGAAACTATTGTAAATACCATATCAGCAACCACAGTTGTTGGGTATGATGAATTTGCAAAAGACATCTTTATAACAGCAGATCAAAACTATCGAGTATATGTAGGATTGAAATGGGGTTATAATGATAACAATAAACTATTTGCTTATATTCAAGACGATCATAATTTGCAAATAGAAATGAATGCTAATGTAGATGAGTTGGCTGAAGAGGCATATGAAAAAGTTATGGCTGCTCCAGTGACCAATGTTGAGGTAAACTAATGACTATCAAAGTTTATACTCAACCTGTCTGCTCGTATTGTAATGCAGCCAAGAAACTATTAGAGTCTCTTGGCTTGGAGTATGAAACAGTACAAGTAGAAAAAATTGGCATTGAGGAATTTCATAAACAGATAGGTAAACCTGTTAGAACTGTTCCTCAAATAATGATTGATGATAAACTTATCGGAGGTTTCAATGAACTTAAAGAACATTTTGTCAATGAAGGCAAGATAAACTTTAAGGGAGAACTCGTATGATTTTTCCATTCAAAGAGACCAACTTTCCTACTATATCATTTAATACAGATAGAAGAAAAAAGTATAAGTTTATAACAGACAAACATTTTGAACCTATAACAATAAGGGCTCATAGCACAAATGATGCTATACATACCTTTTTAAAAATAGGGTTCATAGTAGATGATATCCTCGCTATAGAATGTTATAAATAGCAATATGCTATCTTATAACAAATTCTTGACCGAGGGCGTCTACGATCCTCATATATTCAAGGCCTTCTTTCTTGCAGGTGGGCCTGGTTCAGGTAAGTCTTATGTACAAAGAAGATTATTTTCAGGTACAGGTATGAAAGTCGTTAATAGTGATAACTTTTTAACTAATTCACTAAAGAAGGCAGGACAAAGTTTAGATTTAAGAAGTATTGAAGGTGGTATTCTTGACGCTATGAGAGGTCGGGCAAAAAGACAAACAGGCAATCAAATGGATTTACATATTCAAAACAGACTAGGTATAGTTGTAGATGGTACAGGAAGAGATTACGATAGACTCGCAGATGACTTTAGGCATTCGTATCGTGTAGGTTACGATAACTTTATGATATTTGTTAATACTAGTTTAGATGTTGCACTTATAAGAAATGAAAAGAGAGCAAGAAAAGTAGCAGAACCAGTTGTTATAAAAAACTGGAAAGGTGTTCAGGCAAATATAGGTAAGTTTCAAAGACTATTCGGTATGGGTAATTTTGTTGTAGTGGATAATAATAGAGATAATGATAATGAAACTAATACGGCTGTATTTAAAGAGGTTAGAAGATTGATGAGAAGAAGTCCATCAACTTGGCAAGCAAAAGCTTGGATAAGAAAAGAACTAGAAAAGAAAAGAAGATAATAATGGGCAAAGTAATACAGTTTCCTAAAACACAATATTTAAAAAATATTAATAAAAGGCCTAAACTTACTCAAGAAGAAATAAGTAAGGTTCAATTAATGAATGATAAGAGAGTCGCTGACCAATTATCAGAAAGTTTAGCAATAGATATTCTTACCGTATTACAAGAGTCGATTAGTGATATGCAGAAAACAGAATTTATTGCTGACTTAGCAATTTTAATAGAGGTAATTAAATCTACATTATATAGAGAACACGATTTAAAACACCCTATGCAAGAGATTATTGCAAAAATAGCTACAGTAAAAGTATTGCCAAATGGCGAGAAGGTTACTGAATTAAATTATAGACCAATTCTAAATAAAGAAGAGGAAATTGATATAGAATTTATTCCAGATACGGAATAATTCTTATAAATAATACTATTGATAACTTAAAACTTAATCAAAGATTAATCTGTTAAGGAGAATAAATATGCAAAGAACAGACGACATACTAGGTGTCAACCGATTACCTAATGAAAATACTAAAAAATTAATGGCAAAAAAACTTGAGACTGACACAGGTGCAGTTACCTTAATGAGCGAAATATGCTTAAAGGTAAATAATGCCAAAGACAAATCAAAGAAACTTAGAGTATTAAGAGAAAATGATAGTCAGGCTTTAAGACAAATATTAAAAGGTGCTTTTGATCCAAAGATCAAATGGTCATTACCACTTGAGGGTGGACCAATACCTTACAAACCAAATGACGCACCAATTGGCACAGAACATACTATTCTTTTACAAGAAGCAAGAACTTTGTTTAGATTTATTGAAGGCGGTGATACAACTATCACTCAAAATAAAAGAGAAACAATGTTCATACAATTATTAGAAAGTTTATGTGCTGAAGAGGCTGAGTTTTTAATAAATGTTGTATCTAAGAAATTAAATAAAGTCTATAAGGGATTGACTGCCAATCTAATAAAAGACGCATTCCATTGGGATGATGATTTTATGCAGAAACAACCGTCTTATCCAGTATAAATTTCGCAGTTTTTCAACAAGGAATAATGCTTGATGTGCCAATCTTTCTGTGATATAATAAATATATAAAGAGAATCATAGAAAGGTGGGTACAGATGGCAAGATATAAGAAACTGGCAACAGTCTTGAAAGGGGTTGATTATAAGAAACCTTATAAACCAACTAAGAAAAATGCTGTTATGATGTTTAATATATTGAACTTTGCTATATTCAATGGCAAATTAGAAATGCCTAAAATTAGAGTAAGACAACTAAGAGGTGCTCTTGGCGAATATTGTTATGATACCAAAGATCCTGATTTTACTGAGATATCTATTTCCCCTACATTTCAAAATATGAAACATTTTATAAATGTTCTAGGCCACGAAATGGTACACCATTATCAATACACGATTCAGGGAGATACAGGCAACCACAATAAAAAGTTTTACAGATGGAGAAACAAGTTTGAAAAAATGGGACTCGAATTAAGTCGAGTCGCATAATTATATTATGGATAAATTGAACAGAGCGGAGAGGAAACTTATCCGCAATATATTAGATAATAGAAGAGCTTTATATAAAACACCTAGAAGAAAGATAGGTGGCAATAATAAAGATTGTAAAGAATATGAAGCTGCCTTAAGCCTTTTTATGAAAGGCATTATAAGAATTTCCCGAAAAGTTGATGTTGAGAATGAAGGACCTTTAAACGAGGCCAATGAATCTTGGTATGAATGTAAACCGTGGAAAACAAAAAGAGAACTAAGGAGAATATTATGAAAAATTATTGGGATATAATAATGAATGATAGGGTAAATGCTCTTAAAAATTTACCTTTTCAAGTTAAGTTTATGTCTATGCAAGTGCTTGCTTGGATGTGGTCTGCTGTATTCGGTATCTATATCGTAGAGAGTATCTATGCATTTGGTATATCGGCATTCGCCCACGCCGCCCTTATCACAATGACTGTGCTTACAGCAATTTACTTTAGACAAGTGAGAAAAGAGAAAATCACAGGCATTCATACGAGGGGCAAAGGTGGTGAACACGAATGAAATATCAAGATTGGGATAAACTAGTTATCGCAATTAGTTTTATTGTTTTTTGCATTTTAATAGGAGAACTAATGATATGAGACAAAATATATCTAGTGCTGTAATCGCTGTTGTTATTACAGTTATTACATTTTTCTTTTTAAATTGGTCATACAAAGATGCAGACGAATTAAAAAACTCTGAGAAAGAATTTATTTGTACAAAAATAGATTGTGGTGACGAGAATATAGAAGTGCCTAAAGTAGATCAGGATTTTATAGATGATATACGAGGTGCTCTAGAGGATGAACCTGATATAACTGCTGAGACAAATAAAGAATTCGTTATGTCATTGAACAGTTGTATTGACTATGTTTATGAATCTGTATCCGAAGATTATCAATTACCTAAAGAGATGATTGTTGCACAGGCAATACTAGAATCTGGTTGGGGTAAATCTAGATTTGCAGATGAGGCAAATAATTTATTCGGCATAAGAACTTTTGATAAGTCAGATAACTGGATGTTGCCTGAAACAAAAAAGACCTGGACTGGTTGGGGTGTAAAAGTTTATTCTAGTAAATGTGCTAGTGTAAGAGATTATGTCCGTATTATAAATGAAGTCTGGGCATACGAAGAACTTAGGGCAGCAAGGGCAAATAATCCTAACATATCTGCCGAAGAACTATCTATGCATTTAACACGCTTTTCCACCAACCCTAAATATACCAAGTTAGTGATTAATATTATAAAGACTAAACTTGGGCAATATGACTTATCTTAATGATGTACACGGTATAATCATAGGAGGTGTTCAAAACTATATAAGAGATGAATGTACCTATGATGAAAATGATAACCTAATACAAATACTAGAACCTACACAATCAAGAGAACTAGGTGTAGGAATTATGAGAGCCCACGGTGCTCATAAAGTTGGTTCATTTTTAAGAGAGAACGGTGCTGATGTTGAGGTAGTTGATTATGCTTTTACCTGGACATTAGAAGAATTAAAAGACCTATGGAAATCTAGGTATTATAGTAAGACATTTTTTCTCTGTATATCAACAACATTTAGAAATTCATCCTTATATCTATGGCAATTCGTAGAATGGGTTAGAGAAAACTATCCTCATATACACATAATAGGCGGCACTCAATCAATAGACAAAATAATACCATTCAAATTAGACTGGTATGTTTTTGGATATGGTGAGTATGCTATGTTAGAACTTATAAAAAGTTTAAAAGATCAAACCACCAGTAAAATAAAGTATAGTAAAGTTGGTAATAAAAAAATTATCAATGCACAAAAATACTATAAATCATTTCCTAAAAAACAATTATCATTATCATACGAAGATAGAGACTTTATACAACCGTGGGAAGTATTACCTATGGAGTTAGCTCGTGGTTGTATTTTTCAATGTGCCTTTTGTACCTATCCAATATTAGGTGTTAGAGATGATCATAGCAGAGATGAGCAAGATTTTTATAAAGAACTAAAAGAAAACTATGATAGGTGGGGAACACAAAACTATGTATTCTCAGACGAGACTGTTAATGATTATCATTCAAAACTAGAGAGATATGCTAGTGTAATAAAAGATTTACCTTTTAAACCTAGATTTGGTGGTTTTGCTAGAGGCGATTTAATCGCAGGTAGAAAGAAGTCTTGGGATACATACATTGAATTAGGTTTTATGAGTCACTTTTATGGCATAGAATCTATGTATCGACCTGCTGCTAGATCAGTAGGCAAGGGTATGGAAACAGGAAAATTACAAGACGGGTTATTAGAGTTTAAAGAGTATGCTCAGAAGAACCATGATTTTTACACAGGTTATATAA